TGCCCAGTCCTTGGTGCTTCCAGGGAGTGCCCGGCGCAGGAGTGTTTGCAGCTGACCAGAGCCGTAACCGGTTAGGTAGATGTCTCTAGATTGAGACAACGGCAGCGGTAGTGCCTGTGTCGGGTTGGCTGCGGCTTTACGTCCGAGGAAGCGGTCAAAGATACCCATGGCTTCAGTATCCCACAAAAAGAAAAAGCCCCCTTGCGGGGGCCTGTAGGCTTGAGTGGTTTACTTTAGTTCGTAAAGTCCACCCTTGTATTGCTTTGCCTCTTCTGCATCCATAAAGGACAGTTCGCAGGAGCGGGTAACAATCTTGTTGTTGCTCAGTGTGCAACGGGTGTTTAGTACGATAGTCCAGTACATAGACTCATTGATCAACTCGTTGTAGGTGTATGTTCGTCCTGCGTGATAAACATCAGCAATCTGCTTTGTCATTACGATTGACTTACCGGCTGTCTGTGCAATCTCCAACTGCTCCATAACCATCGCTGTACCTTGTGTTTCCATTGTTCTATCTCCCTGCTTGATGTTGATAATATACACCGCCAGTGTATATCTTGCAAGGGTATAGGGATATATATTTTAGACGGCTCCCCATGAACGCTTAGATCCACACACCTGCCAAGCGTAAGCCAGAGCATCTACCACGTCATCATGCCGCCCGACAGGGAAGGATAGCAGCTCGTCTTCAAAGTATGCCGGCAGCCCTTGGCAGTGCATAACCTGTGATTGCTCATAGCGGGCTTCCAGAGGCGCAAAGCGGGTCACTTTGTCTCTGTCTGGACGTATCCCCCGGATAGGCAGTTTCGTACGCCGTAGCAACTCCTGCACAACAGCCGCCTGATACTGCACCTGCTCGATGCCGATCATACTAGGATTCCACTTAGCCGCCATTGCCTCGATGAATCTTAAGACGCTTGCAAAGTCCGCGCGGGTGCGGTTGATGTCTCTAACGTAAATCGTCCCATCTTCACCACGGCTCACAACAGCAACCCCGGTGTAGTCGGCTTCAGACTTCGTAGAGATTGCAAGGTCAACCCCGATGTAGGTAGGCAAGCCTTCAGGGCAATCGCCGTATCGCAACCACTCCCGCTTGATGCGAGCTCCCGCAGCATCCACGAACTCCGCTAAATACTCTTGCCTAAACGCGATGCTCGGCAAGGATTCCCCAGCCTTGTCTACTTCGGTTGCATCTATCCAAGGGTTAGCGGTTGTGGGCATCTGCCAAGACATCCAGTCGGCATCGGTAGCGGCTTGGTTGTAAAGGGTGCGGAAGTAGTTGGAGCCTTTAGGCGTAGACAGAAAGAACGCATCCCCTTTGAAGTCTGTTAGCGTTGGGCGTATGGCTTCAGTCCAGGCTTGCTCTAAGTGTCTAGCCATGGCGGCCTCATCGATGATGACCCGCTTGTACTTACGACCACGGGCTACCGTACTAGGGTCATCAAGTGTCCAATAGTCAATCGCCGCCCCGGTTATAAGCTCGATGCGCGGTGCTGGGCTTTGTACAGCCCGCCGGATAACCGGAGCATAGATACGCTTATGATCCGCGTATGCCTCTTCCAGCAAGCGGTAGGTAGGTGCGAACCAAGCGCAAGGTAAGCCGTCTTGCAGAACCGGGTCAGATAAAAGGTTACCGCCCAGCGTGGTCTTTCCAAACCTACGGCCACAGGCTAAAACATTATATCGGCGGGCTTCCCGCAGGATGACCTGCTGGGCTTCATGCGGCCTTGGTAAGACCAGCCGGATATCAGGCAATCGGCTTATCCGAATACTCCACGATCACCTTGACCGGGCTACCGTCTGCCCCGGTCTGCTCTACCCGGCTAGACCAGTCGGCCTTGTGCTTACGCTCAAGCCACCACGCCGCCGCCTGCCATGTTGTGTCAGCTGCCTTTTGAATGATGGCAACGTTGCGAACTTCGGCATCACCCTCTGCCTTTTTAATAGAATCCGAGAACTCCGAAATGCCCTTGAGCCAGATTGCAAATGTATCCTCAGAAATACCGGCATAGGCGCAGGATGCCCGGCGGGTATTACCTGCCCTGAGTGCTTGTGTGATGCGCTGTACTACGTCTTCGTTGTACTTGTATGGCTTACCCTTCATCTAGCACCGCCTTCTGCCCTGTGGCGTTTTCCCATCGCTGAATAATGACATCGCAATACTTAGGGCTTATTTCCATCGCATAGCATTTACGCCCTAGTTGTTCGCAAGCGATAAGTGTTGAGCCTGACCCGCCAAACATTTCCAGCACTGTTTTAGCATCATGGTTGCCGATTGCTTTTGATGCGAGTGCTATAGGTTTCTGCGTTGGGTGAAACTCATTGATGCCGTCTCTGGCTTGATCCCATACTGTCGCTTCCGTAGTCTCACCGCACCATCTAAGTGTTGAGCCTTTAGGTTTAAAGTATAAGCATGGCTCATGCCTTGGCTTGTATTGAGCATTCATGGCTGCATACTTAGCATTTGTCTTATTCCAAATTATAAGAGTATGTACTTCACATCCATTGTCATGCACTGCATTGTATACGTCTCTTGCTTTTGAACCAGCAAACCACATATAGCACGGACCATCTACAGCCGATAATGCAACAGGCAGAAAGTCTGTGTAGATTGCAGTCGAATCGTCGTGTGCTAACTTTTCACGATTATTGGTTTTAGATGTTCCGTCTTTCATAAACTGAATCCCACCACTGTAATCGACTCCGTATGGTGGGTCTGTAAACATCATCTCAGCCACATCACCATCCATCAGCCGTGCCACATCATCAGCCTTAGTGCTGTCACCGCAAAGCAATCGATGCCTACCAAGAATCCAAAGGTCTCCCGCCTTGCATCGTGTCTCGACTTCCTCCGGCACTTCATCTGGATCGGTTAGCAACTCAGCAGGCTCAGTCATACCAGCCAACTCATCAATCAAAGCATCAAGGTCAGCAGCGCCATACCCTGTACCTTCAAGGCCTATCGGCGTATTCGCAAGCTCGGCTAAGATGTCTGTAATCTTGGTGGTGTCATCTTGCCCGATACGGGTTGTCCGGTTGTCTACTACAAGAATCCGCAGCTCTTCTTCGGGTGTAACGTCAACCCATTGAACGGGTACGGTTTCCCAGCCTAGCGCCTTGGCAGCCATGACCCTATGATTTCCCGCTAGGATGTGCTTAGTGCTCAGGTTAGCCACCACAGAGCCGTACCAGCCGTTTATAGCTAGGCTCTTCTTAATGGCTTCTACATCGCCGTTGTTAGCGTTGCGTGGATGATGCTTGAGCAGGTCAATAGCGACCTGCTCAATCTCTTTGTTGATTACTCTATTTGCCAATCAGGTTAGCCTCTATTTCTTCTTTGGCTGCCCATACTAGGGCATCTTTCATTTGACGCTCTGTGATGCCTTGCTGTTTCGCGCGTTTCTTGACATCAGCGTACAACCAACGTGTGTACATCTCGTTGTAGACAGCCAAGCACCCAGCGCCCAGCAGGATACCAAGGGCAAAGGTAATCATCCCTCCACCAGCTTTTCAATCATTGCGTGTAGTTCAGTTGCAGCATCTGTAATCAAGAGCTCAGGTGCGATTTCATTGGTGTACAACGGCATGGTGAAGATAATGCCACATGGAAACTCAGCTTGTCGGTATACAAGATTCCAGTGTGTGCTATTGAGGCGCTCAATGCTCAATGTCCTGTCCAAGTATGAAATGGTCATTTCATCTTTAGGGTCTTTGTTTTCAAGCATCCATTGTCGCTGCATCCAAACGAGTTGCCGAGCGTACATCTGAAACTGCGTAAGGTCTACGTTTTGATACGTCGGCAATGCTCGAAATGTATCCTGAATGTCTTTTAGTGTCATTTCAATATCTCCCATGTCATGTACAGCGTAACGCCATGTATGAGTTGATCAAACCCGATGATGTTCCAGAACTTCTCCATGTCACCGTTCTGGTATGCCTTGGTAGTTTCCCTGCTAGTGATGTAGTCGGTCAACCAGTGCAGTAGACCATTGACAAGTACATATTCGGCAAACTTCCAGACATCTACATTGTTCCCAGTTACAAAGTGTACTAAACCTGCAATAAGGAAGGTAGCCACATATAGCAATACGTGTATAGACAGAGACTTGTTGCATTTGGATTTTGTCTCTGCGATGTGCCTAGATTGCATCCGAAAGTCTGCCACGTAATGAATCATCAGGATAAACGGGAATGAGATATTGCTCATTCCTTCACCCATCCGCTCTGTGGATCAAGTACAACTACTGCCCAGTCGTTCGCAAACAAATCACCAGGGGACAGGCTCAGTTCTTCCATCTGCCGTACCGCTTCCCCGGTTGTGTGAACTTCAAAAGCATTCCAGAGTTCCGAGTAGCGCAAGAATACTTGCCCTCCCCACTCACCGCGCCATACGGCGTTACCGCCACCAGCCATCAAGGCTTGAATCACTTCTCCGAATCTCATTCGATTATCTCCCAGTCACATTGACAGACAATGTCTGCTAAAAGTGACGCAAATGCTGTTTCTGAATTGCATGTATTGAGTATCTTGTAAAGGTTATTTGAAACGTAAACTGTTGCATAATCATTTACATGAAGCGCATAACCGGATGTTGTTTTTACAATAGGTTTTTTTGTTGAAAACCATAAATCACTATCTGTATCCCATCCTCGACGTGTGATTTGATATCCGTCATTTAATGCTTGAATCACTTCTCCAAATTTCATCCTATTACTCCCATTGTTATTGGCAGGTGCTCAGCCATCAGTGCCTTGATGCTGTCTGCTATCTCCCTGTGTTCTAGTTGTGTATCTTCCTCAGTCCTGAGCTGCACGTAGTGAATCCAAGAGCGTATCGTTCCGGACATATACATCGTGGTCGGAGTGCAAAGCGGTAGAACCATCCTTGCAGTCTCCGCAGCAATACCGGCCTTGATAAGCTTGTTATATGTCCAGTAGCCACGGGATACAGATAACTCAGCGTCCAAGATAACGCCCTGCATCTCTGCATCCAACTCTGCCCGCTCTGGCAACGGTTGTGAGCTTTGCCGGTTAGTTGTACCAGCAAGCCGCATCTCGCCCAGTATGGGGAAGTCGTGAACCTCTGCGTACCTTTGGCTGAACTCTTGGAAAGAGAAAGAACGATGCCGCAGAATCTGCGGAGCAATAGCACGGGTGGTCTTGATTTCCACGCACATTGATGCCATCTCAAAGATTGACCAGTGACCGTGTTTGATGCAGTAGGACAAAAGCCGGGCTACGTCTGGGTTGTCTTGGTTTGCTGGGTTGCTGACCCTAGCGCAGTATCCGATGACCTGCTCCGCTTCCGGTGTGATCCAAATAAGTTTTGTCATCCGTTGTATATCTCCCAGTCGAACGCCAAGACATCAGCGGATCCGAATGAAGCCACCCGGCTGTAGTGCCGGTTACCAGCGCCATCAATCAGGTATAGGCATATCTTGCCATCTACTAGTTGCAAGAACCAAGCGGCAGCGTGTCGCCGTACCGTCATGCCAGCGCGTAGGCGTTCAAGGGCGGAAGGAAAGCCACCGCCAGAGAGGTTCATCCGCTGGGCTTCGATGCTCTTTAGCTGCTCTTCAGTCCGTTCTTTCAGCCACCGGTTGACGGTAGTGTGCTGGAAGCCTACAGCCCTTGCTGCTTCGTGGCATTTCATACCTTCGGCCACAAAAGTTTCGTATCGGTCTAACAGATGCTGCCGCTTAGCGCGGTTTGCAATAACTGATTCGTTTGGTCTACCTGCCATTACTTATCTCCCTTGCATCATTGACTACCCGGTCGGCATACTCCCTGGAGTGTGTCACAAGGTAAGCGGCGTACCAGAGAACCTTTAGCCGGTCTTCTTCCGCCTGCCCCTTGTGCTCCTGCCGTTGAAGGTATTTGAGGATGGAGCCGGACACGAAGTCCAGCCCCCAGTCTTCGATTACCGCCAGCGCGTCAAGCTTGCCGACCGTGTAGTGAGTTCTCACCTATTCGTCAAACGGATCTGCGATGTCATCGGCTACGACTACAGCCTTTTTCAGGGGCTTTGTAGCTGCCACCTTGACCGGCTTCACGGTCTCGATGACGTTGGTAAGTTCACCGTTCATCTTCTGGCGGGTGCCTACGACAACTTGCCATGACTTGGCTTTGAGCGCTTCGATGTCAAGTGCGCCAAACTGCGCGTTAGTCATCCGTCCAACCATGCCATCAAGCAGGATTGTTAGTTTCGCTTTCTCGTTACCGTAGTAGGTCTTGGTGTACTGGATGAATCTAAAAGGCTGGCCGTCATCGTCACCAACTTCGGTTGTCTCAAATACCCACTTAAAGTTTGGTTCGAGAACGTTTGGATCGTCGAAGCTCTTACCCTGTACGGCTTCGCAATCAATGAGGGCACAAATGTAAATGCCCTGCTCGGCAACGGAGAACTTTTTCCCGCTGCCTTCCGAATACTTCCCATGCTGTGCAAAGAATCCCATTATCAAACTCCTTGGGCTACCGCCCGGTCGTTGGCACTATTGCCACATCGTTATATACCCACCCGGTGGATATTGTCAAACCTTGTTTTTAGTGCTGCACTACTACCTTTGTTCGGTTTCGTGGTTGTTCAAGTTTCTCGGCAAGATACATGAATGCCGGGTATTCATTGAACTCACCAATCACATGGTTACTTGGAATCAACATAAAGTCTGAATCCCATAAAGTATCAACCGTGCAAAAATGTCCTTTTTCACCATCACACTCAACCAGCAGGATGTTCTTACCCTTTTGGATCAAGTGTGTTTCAAAGTCTCTACGCATTGCCCACCTATGCATCGTGACACGACCACCAGACTTCAACCACGCTTTAGTTACTTCCAATCGATGGCGGTACTTATCGCCGTTCAACAACTCATCTTCCTGCGCCTTACGTTTGAACGTATCCCAATCCCAAATCTCAATAGCCACATTAGCCACCTTTCATCTAGACCGGTTCTGGTTCCCGCTTTAGCGGAGGAACCTGACCGGTCTTATAAAACAATTACTTCTACCCTTCCTTCACTGTGATGGATGGGGACTGCCCACCTTCGGGGCATCCCAGTTCGGAAGGGGGTACGGGGGAAACCAAACGGGGGAAACCAAACTAGTAGTAGTTCCTATATATAAGGGAACCAGTCATCGGGAACCGGTCAATTATCTCTTTACGGTGTATCGAAACCCTCCCCTCAATGATGGCTCAGCGTTTAGCAGATTCTCGTTTACCAACTCATCAATGGCAGCTAGAACCGTTTCCTTACGTCCTCCGACCTTGGCATGAATGATGTTCTTACCAACTCCGGGATTTGCCTCTACACACGAAAGAATGGCATCAGTGGTAGATTGACCCACTCTGGCTGCAAACCCCTCAGGTTCGGCGTGTATGAGGCTCAGGCGGCCATCTTGTGCGCCTATAGTCCAAGACACTGCAGGTTGCTTTTCTTTTTTGCGCCAGTGCCGGTTCTTGGTTGTAATCATCGTGTAAGTATCATTCTCAAGTTTGTGGGATATTGAGAAAACGGTATCCGCTTGGCTCACGATGTCACCAGCCCCGCGCATCTGCTCGTGACCTATACCGCCTTCGCTGCCTGACTTTCGATTGTGGTGAAGGACTACAACAGCTGCTCCCAAGTTCTTCATTTGGCAGAAGTAACCATAAAGCCGACTCATCTCGGTGTTGCTGTTTTCATCGAGACTATGAACACGAACTAGCGTGTCGACAATCACGATGTCTATCTGAAGTTCTTCTATCTTTCGCAGTATGGAGTGCAAGTATTTTGGACTATCCAACTTGATTCTTTGATGGTCGGAATAGATGATAGTTTGATGTGGGATACCAAGTTGGTCGGCACGATCTAAAAAAACCTGACAGCCCATCTCCTCATCTATGTACATTACATTAGCTTTTTCACACTCTATAGATCCAAGCCACATTCCGCCTGCCATCGTTGCCCTCAGAAGGTCAAGCGCCGCCCATGACTTACCGCCTCCGGAAGTTGCGCTAATAAAACTCAAACCGCGCTTCATAATCATGTCCGGAACAATCCAGCGTAACGGCCCAAGCTCTGCGACCTTGGCTTTGATATCTGCCCAGGTCATCCACTCGATAGGGTCTTCTTCTTCCATCGGCTTATCCAGCTCAGCCCGCAGCATGGCAGGTGTTAGCGGTGGAAGGTCTGAATCTTTCCAGTCTGCCCATGCACGAGCAGCCTTTTCCCGTACCTCGTGTTCTTCTATCGGTGGATCACAATAGGTACGGTTCCAGTCCAAGATGCCAGCAATGGCAAAGTCTATTACCAGCCGTGTGCTCCTGTAGTAACCAACGCAAGCTGTTAGAGCGTTGTCCCGCCCACCATAAGGGCCGCCCCCTTCAGGGTGCCGTTGCAATAACTTTGCCAATGTTCCGTCACTTGACGGCTCACCCAGTTCGCGTTGCTTCCGCTCCGGCTTCACATCCGGCACAAGGGGGATATCCCAAAAGTCTTTATCCAAAGTAATGCTCCATAATCTCCGGCAGGTCGGCTCTGACAATAGCCAGTAGGAATGACCATCTTGCATCAGCCTTTGACTTTATGCAAGCCTGCTCAAGCTCAAGAAAGAAAGTGTCAAGGCATCCGGTGTAGCGTCCGGAAGCGTGATGAATCATCGGGCTTGCGTGTCCCAGTTCGCCCGCCTTGGCGGATGCCAGCAGGGCATCAAGCCGTGCATCTCCGAACTCAGCAACTACCAAGGATTCCTTGTAGGTTGGCTTCATGCCGCCACCCTTCAAGAGCTGCACGGGCTTAGGGTTGTCCGGGTCTTTCCAGTTGATGGTTCCCGGTACGCGCAGGATTCTGTCTACGTTGGAGACGTTATCGGTTCCGGGTAGTACGGCATTCGCAAAGCTGCGCACCTTGGCTTCTACAGCCGTACGCTCTTTGGGTGAAGTTACCCGCATGGGTGTAGGTGCTACCTTGTACCCGTGCCAGCCGTTGCCGGTAGAAACCACGATGTCGCAGTTGTCAAGTAATCCTTGACTACTCCCCGGCACTTTGCTATCTAGATCTAACCAAAGCGCGCCAACGTGTTCGATGGAATCTTTACCGAGCTTACGCCCTGGGCCTTCAGGCGCAGCCCTTGGACACACTCCAACGTAGACATCGTAACCACGCATTGCAAGGCTCATGATGTGTTGGGTTAGGGCTTGCCCTTCCTCGCCCTTTAGGCAATGGGGCAACCTGTAGGTGGTTCGGTTAGCGTGGGGCTTGACCTTGCTTAGAGGTCTGATTTCGATGAAGCCGTCTTGATACGGCTTGAATAGATGCCGGAGAAAGGCGATAGCCTGACCCGCATCCGTGGCAGGGAGTGCCATGGGGTTACCTAATTTCCTGTGTATTACCTTCCGTGGAACCCTCGGTAGCTACTCCGAGGGCGGACAAAGTCCATAACCACAGGAAAGGTTACCCACATTATACATCAAAGGTGAACCCAACATGATCCGCTATCGCCTTGGCGGCATCGTGCCAAGAGTACGCAACGACAAAGGTGTAGCCGTGCGGCTGGAGAGCATCCCGGAAGGAAACCTGCCCCGGTGTAAGCCGACCTTTACCGGCCTTCATCTCGATGAAAAGACCGGGAGTGGGAACCGGTAGGAAGATATCCCAGACACCGGCAAGAACGCCCATGGCTTTGAACTTTGCAGCTGTGCGGATGTCTCTATGCCCGCCATTAGGGCAATGATATATGGTGGCAAGCTCAGGATGTTTAGCCGACATCAAGCGTACCCAAGTAATCAAGGCTATCTGTTCGCGGTCTTCTAGATGCTTCAAGTCAAATCCTCAACTTCGTAGCGCCCCCGGATGGTTGCTAGGGCTGTCTCTATCTGCGCTTCGATGACGCTAACCGGTGTCTTGTAACGACTGGCTATTGTTCGCAGGGTCTCCGGCTTGGAGCCATCTAAACCAAAGCGCCTAACAAGCAAATAGCGGGAATCGTCATCTAGCGATAGCAAAGCATCGCCCAGCCTATCTGCCCATGAATCTGCAATGAACGCCTCTTCGGGGCTTGTGGAGGCTCCTAGCACCCTGCAATCTTCATAGACTAAACCATCCGTGCCAGCGACCGGTACATTGATGCTAACCGGCTGTACTTGCTGCGAGTCCCTGGCTATGCCGATCATGGTAATCGACAAGCCGGTATAGGTTGAAAGTTCCTCATCGGTTGGAGGTATGCCGTGCTGGTGTAGGTGTTGATCGTGTGCCTTACGGATGCGCAACCACTTGTAGATGGTATGCTCGCTCACTCGTATAGTCTTGCTTTGGGTTGACTGGTAACGCCTGTACTTCTGTATTATCCACTTCATCGCAAAGGTCGAAAACCTTAGCCCCCGGCTGGAATCCCATCGTTGGATGGCGATAATCAAACCCTGAAGGCAGAACGCCACGGCATCTTCAAAGTCATCCTGCTTGTGTATCTGCTTGGCCATCTCTTTGCACAAGCCGGTATTCCGATGAACCATTTCAGCCATGCACTCTTTAGGCATGATGTCCGCCGCCCATGCTTGGTGCAAAAGAACCATCTCCTCGTGAGACAACAAACGCTCCGGCGCCTTACTCAAAGCCCGGAGCGTCTGACGAACAATAGATCTACTTGGTTGCAAGGGCAATCCTGGAGCCTATCCAGCGCATGACAGGTACAGCCATGCTGTTACCGAGTGCCTTGTACCTTGGCCCGTCTGGAGTCTCTGGCATGATGTCAGTGTAGCCATCTGGGAAACCTTGAAGGCGTTCACACTCGGTTGGTGTTAGCCGCCGTACTGCCATGCCGTGCATTATCTGCTGATCCTGTGAGGTTGCGATGGTGTAGGCTTTTTCATCCTGCCCCATGTAACCACTGCCACCGGTTCCAGGCTTTGCTACCCCGCCGTTTGTACCGGTGTAATGCCCAACACCGCGTATTTTGAATGCATGGGCTGGATGCGCTACACCGTGAACCCCGGTTGCGTTGAGCGTGTACATTGGACCACCTACCGTGTATCCATCACCATTACCGCCGTTCATTGGTTGCCGTCCGATGGTGTTCTCTGCAAGGGCTATCGGTTGCCCTACTAGAGGTGTATGCCCACCACCTGTACCCCATCGTGCAAGTACTGTCTGACTTGTGCGAGTCTCTTCCTTTAGCCGTGCATCTGTCTGGTTGTTTTGATACATCACCGGAATTAAGGTTTCTGTGTTTGGGTCGTACCTGCAACCAGTGCCTGTCGTAAGGCATTGGGCAGTGTCTTGCCCCGTTTTTCTGCCCTTCGTAGAATCCCCTCGCAGGCTTTCTGGCTCAAATAATACTTCGGCTGCACGTCTGCTGTCCCCTGAAGAATGTGCGACAACAAAGACTCTACGCCTTCGCTGGGGGACTCCAAAGTACTGAGCGTCAAGCACTCTGTAGGCCCACCCATACCCGATGTTCCCC